ATCAAAATAAAGACAATAACCATCAGGATTAGAATCGGGGAAGTTTTTAACCACAGCGAGCGAGAAAAAAGTTTTCCCAGTACTAGACTCACCAGCAATGGCAGTAATCTTATTAGAAGAAACACCGCCAAAAATGGAACCTGAAACAAGTCCATTAAATATGAACGATCCTGTATCGACGAATCTTTCTTGTCCGTCGATGTCGGCGGCGAGTTTGGTGTAGTCATCCCCGATTTCTTTTACTATTTCTTTTAGAAAATCCATTAGATCACCATCCCCCTTTCACGTAAAATTTTCTTATAAGGTCCATCAGGATTTTCATCCCTGACTTCTTTAATCAACTTCATCTTCTCATACAATGGTTCAACCAATGGTTCACCTCCATTCTTGCGAGACTTCCATAGTTGTCTCACAATAACTTCTAATTCTTTATCATCAATTGGTAGATCCATTTTAATATTATAAGTTAGATTTATTGGATTGTCAATATTATTTAACAGTCCATAACACATTACCCGCTACGGATATCCTCTCTTTATCACATTCATAGAAAGGATAAACAGCATGCTTAAGAGCAGCAGGGAATACCACCATTTGATTTTCCATATCTGGACTCATTTCAACAGGATACTCACAATGATGTCCAAGAATATTTGAATATGTAAAGATAAAAGTAGAAGCAGCAGGTATATTAGCGTTCTTAGCAATAGGAAGTTCGTGTTGATGCTTCCAATGAGTAGGGACCTTTAACCACAAGGCAAATGATAAACAACCACTATGAGCATGAAGAGGATTGAACTCAGTTTCTCTTGAAAAATTAACCCACCATCTTAAGAAGGGAGTAACTTTAACACTGTGATCAATATTTGGTAACCATATGCCAGGAACATTATCAACGATATGAGAAGTAAGTGGAAACATTACTTCATTCCAAAATATACCTTTAGTATCATACATCTCTAAACTCTTAGAGATATTACCTGCCAATTGATGATTCCAATTTACATCTTTTTCCTTAGCATCTTCAACACACTCCCAAACATAATCAACTATATGATCAGGTAACGTTGTTCTGAATAAAGGGGTATTGGGTAATACTACTGGAGACCAATCTACATCCATCAAATTCCCACAATCTTACGTTGTCTCTCAAAATAATTATGGAGTAACCATGAGCTACTGTTCAACTTATCTGTTCCACCGATACCAAATTCAAATTCTACTCTTGGATCATCCTTAAATCTTTCTAGTTCTGGAATATTGCCACTTGTTCTGTCACCACCATTGGCAAACACTACACTGTTTGCAATCTCTAAACACCTTTCAATAGCGAGACACGCAGAACCATCTTCATCTGAAGTATCCTCAACTGTAATAACAGCATCTACCATATCAAGATGACGAATAATCTCGACACGTTCCTTCCATGACATGAAGTACTGTCCTTTCTTTCTAGTAAGCCACTCTTCTGTATTGACACCAACTACAAGATAATTGGTTAGGTCTCTTGCTCTCTCAAACAAAGCAATGTGACCACTATGAAGTGGATCAAATCCACCAGTAACTAAACTAACTATTCTTTTTTTACTCATCAAAGTCCCCCTGGCGAGCTACATACACCTTCACATAATTATACACCCTTTCTAGATCTTTTGCAAACCAATTTGCAGGATCCCGTGTTTCAAAGATTTTCATATTCTTCATGGAATAGATACCAGTCTCACTCCACATAACAACAAACTTATTCATGAAAAGAAAGACTCCAATGTATTCTTACGTTCAGTTTCCCAACCAATACAATCTAGTATTACTTTAATAGGTTCCATAAAGGACTTATTAAATTGTACATCATAATCAACATACTTATTCAAATCCAACTCAGAAGGAAAATCCTGAATAAATGATATAACATTTTCATGCATCCAATTAGGAGTCTTTAGATAACAAAACTTAATCTTCTCTCCACTTTGAATAGCAGGATACTTATTAGTAATATCTTTCTTTCTTGTCCAGTGATTATATAGGATCGCACCCCTAACGTGAATTGGACAACCCTTATTATACATGTCCGAAGAAGACTTCCACTTATCAATTTGACTAACTGATCTAGGGAAAGCAACCTCCTCTGGTGGTAGAGAAAAGAAATCTTCCCTACACTTCTGAATGTATTCTATAACCTCATCTTCTGTACCTGACATCAATAGACCAAAGGCATCCTTCAAGTACTTACGACATGGTGCAGGGGTTGAAGTCTTGATCGCTTCAATACCCATGATCTTAAGTTTAGCTTTCTCATAACGGACACCTTCACTATCCCATACGTTTAAAATATATCTTTTCTTGGCAGTCCATATACCTCTATCGGCAATGTTCTCCCTCTTCATGATCATTTTTTGGTCGTAGGCGTTAACGTAGTCGGCCAATTCTTGGTAAGAACCTTCAATATACGGCTCAAGTTCCACTTCACAGACCTTGTTAAGGAACCCAACAACGCCCTCAGTAGTTTTCTTTCTCCCCTTGTATACAGCTTCAACCAAAGGACCCATATGCAAGTAAATGCTATCGGTATCAGAAGCAATAACATAATCTTTACCCTCCGTTTTTAAAATACTGTTCATCTTCTGATTCATTTTATTCTCTATCCATCGGATAGAAACCTGACCAGAAAGAGTAATAGCTTCAGCATTCGCCAACTTGTAATACCGAAAATACTGATTACCGATAGCACCATAAGCAGAGTTAAGTGCGATCTTCTTAGCCATCTGAACATTATTACATCTAGAAATCTCGTTCGCAAGATCCTTAGTCTGAGTCTTTTCATACTTCTGTTTCGCTTTAAGCATCCTCTTCTTAAAGATGACCCTCTCATTATACATCTTCTCCATCAACTCTGGCAAAAATCCCTTCTTATCTTTCTTAAACATTGCACCATTAGCACACACAGCATAATCTTTATACTCATCAAAAGAAAGATCCTGATTCAATAATTTCTCTACCGTAGCACTAGGATGTTTCTTATCCAGTAATGTCTCTGGTGAAATATTATACTGCATAATCAAATGAGGATACAGTGAGTTCAAGTCAAAGGATACTACCCAATCATATACACCAGGCTTAGGTTCCTTTACATATGCACCAGCATACTTCTCATCCTTCTTATTACGTTCCTTCTGTGGTACAACAATATGATTCTTCTTTAGATAATTGTATATGATTGCATCCCAACAACGAACTTGGAAAGCAACATCAGTAAAATTAATCTTTGCGTCAAATGCTCTGGTGAAAGTTAGATCAATAAGTTTCAACTTATCCTCAAGTTGATCCACCAATTCTACGTCAACGATGTTGTAATCAACGAACTTCTTCCAGTTACCAGTATAAAACTCTCGGAAAGTATCAAACTCACTGTGGTCCAACTTCTTCTGACCCAGTTCTACCATGGCAATATGATCCAATCGATAACTCTCTTGGTTTGAAGTTGCAGGAGACTTCCTATACAAATCCAGATAATCAATTACAGATACACCTGCAATATCATATGCAATATTATCTCTACCCTGAATGGTTATTTCCTTCTTCCTAATAATATTCCAAGGTGAGAACTTCTTGGCCATCTTCTCACCCATAAGTCTATCAACCCTACCAAGAAGATAAGGGATATCATACAGTTCGCAGTTCCACCCTGTAATGACCTCAGGCGTGTTGTTTTGCCACCAAGTTAGGAATTCATGTATCAACCCTTCCTCATTGTGGCAGTCGATATAACGGTGGTTCTTCTTATTGTTTGTTGTATATGGTCTTGTTCCCCAAGTTATAATCTGTTTAGTATTATAGTCCTGAATAGTAATAAGAAGAAGTTCCTCTGCACAATTAAAGACATCAGGGAAACCACCCTCAGCGGCAACCTCAATGTCAATAGTAACTAACTTAATTTTACCAATATCAAACTTAATCTCATCCTCTGGATACTTCTCTGAAATATATTGATGAACATATCTCTCATACCCATGAACATAAAATCCTTGGACAGTTGAATACTTGTCCAAGAATTCTCTACAATCCCTAATTGTTCCAGGCTTAACTGGTTCTACTAGTTGTCCATCAAGAGTCTTCCACTTAGATTTCTTTTTAGTGGGGACGAAAAACGTAGGTCTAAAATCCTCCCTATCACTAAAACTCCTACCATTCTCATAACCCCTTACAAGAATACTATTACCTATCTGATAGACATTAGTGTAGAATCTCATTCCGTACTTGCTCTTTTTAGATACTCATCAACGATGGTCTTATGTGGTTCGACCAATGTTAATATCTTATCACTAGCCATCATGACTTCGGTGTCATCTGTAACTTCACTTAACCAAGGATGTAGATCTTGATTAAGAGGATTCACTTTATAAGGAGCAATCAATTTGCAATTAGGATCACCCATATCCAATGCAGCCACTTCTTCTACCTGAGCAATGATCAAATCATTATTGACCAGTACAAGAATTTTAATTTCGTTTTCCATTTTAGGTGTTTAGTACAATGATTAATCTAATTACCATGAGGATAAAAATAACATAATAAGTCCACATGATCCACATGCCAATCTTATTGTGACGAGATCCTCTTTGATATGGATGTGAGCCAGGAGGGGAACTATCCCATCCCTTTTGCATATACTCGTCTGTATGTATCTTTCTTTTAGGATCCTTTTTGGGACGATCCCAAGGTCTAGCAATTGACAAATTAAGCCACCTCTTCATTTTTCATTCTTTCCAAGTATGAAGTCTTCACCATCTCAGATGGTTCTGTCACGGCAACAACCCATGTAGGGTCTATAGAAATTCTCTTGTCGGCCGACAAAGGCATCCAAGGATAATACTGAACACTATACTCAGTCTGTGGTGTGTCACCTTCAGTGAGCATTTGAGGTGACTCAATTAACTTACAACAATATGCATTAGTAAGTACCATGAATAACACCTTCTGATCCTCATCAACAAGTTCTTGCACATCGGCAATAACTTCTTCATTCGATTTTAAAAGAACTAGTTTGACAGTCATTTTTGTATTATATAGATGGGCAGAGTTGGATTTGAACCAACGTAGGCAGAGCCATCGGATTTACAGTCCGACTCCTTTAACCACTCGGACATCTGCCCGACGGGATAGAAGGGACTTGAACCCTCGACCTCCTGCGTGACAGGCAGGCGTTCTAACCAACTGAACTACTACCCCAACTGCTCTTGCTGGGCTCGAACCAGCGACATGCTGATTAACAGTCAGCCGCTCTAC